TGACTGACTTGGAAGCCTCTTCTAAAGAATCTTCGACACCATCATCGAAGTCTTCGGTAATTTCTTCTTCAAGAAGACTTTTTTCATATTCGCCTTCTAAAATTGCTTTTGCTGTTGCAATGGGGTCTTTATAGTCCATTTTAGATTACTCCTTGTTGTCCTGTTTGAGTACTATATTCGTACTTTTATTTATATTTTTCATAATTTTGACATAAATTTATTAAACGCTAATAGTTTCTTTTCTTCCAATTCTCTCATCGATGCACCTTCAATCAACTTCTTGTAAGATTCGATTTCTCTTGCACGAATAACACCGTTGTCCCATACCCATTCTTTTCCTTCCATAATGCCATTTACGAATGCATCAGGTGCAGAAGGGTCTGCAACAATATCTACTGCTGATAGCATAAAATCTGATTGAACTTCATTTACACCACTTTTTTGTTTTAGAGAACCCATACCACGAGAAGATACACCAAGTTTTGCACCTTCGTCCATAAGATTTTGTACAATCTTTCCGTATGGAGTTTCTAGAATTTTTGCTTTACCTATTACATCGTTTCCTTCTACCTTTAATTCTTTGATAAGGTGTGAAACTCTTTCTAGATTTACAGTTGGACCATCTGGATGTCCCAATTCTCCCATTGCTCTACTACTTTTTACATATGATTTACTATACCTCTTAACTTCATCCATTAGAACTTTACGAGGATATACTCTACCATTTCTATTCTTCTTTTCAGATTGCATAAAAATACCTTCAATGAAGTAATTGGTTTTACCATCATTATCTTCCTTGAGGAATGTTACATCTTCTACATGTTCGGTGATTAAAAACATTATGCTCCTCTTTCTGCTCTTCTTTGTCTTTTTGCACGGTCATTTAAATCTTTAATTCGTTCTTGTGCTTTTGCAATGTTTTCTTTTTCTTTTGCTATATCTGTTTCTGTTCCCTCTTTTTGGTCAACAGATTCTTTTGGGTCTTCTTTGCCTGTTTCTTTTTCTTTGTCAGATTTCCAGTTCTTGTCGATATAGTCATAAAATTCTTTCTTCTTATCGCCTTCGAGTTGGTCTGGTTCTGTTACACCAAATTTCTTTAGTGCAGATTGAAAGAATTTTTTATATTCATCACCATCGTTATCATCTTCGTTGCAATTAGTACATGTTTGACTGTTATAGGTTTCATCTGTAATCTCTATAGTCTTTTCGTTTAAGGCAATTTCCGCCTTATTGTATAATGAACTAAATAGAGCATTCTTTGCATCTAATAGATTTTCTGTGATTACAGCATTTAAGATTCTCGAAGACTTCATATGAATTATCCTTTAATTTTACTTACAGCAAACTTTACCATATCATCATACTCTTTCCCACTTTCAGAAAGAGAATTTCTCATTAATATCTGATTATCTTTATTTAGGGTATCATGAAGTTCAATAAGCATTTTTGCAGATTTTTGTGTGATATCGACCACATCTCCATTCTCGCAAACATGTTTAATGTCATCCCCACCCTGTGAAGCGTCTAATAAAGATTCTACAATTTCAGTTCCTTCCTTTTTTACATCATCCGAAACAATCTCTTGTTGAGAAGAAATAATATCTGTAGCAACTTCTTTTGTTCTATTGCCGATTGCAGTTTGTATTTTATCCATAGCAATATCGTTAAATGCATTTCGGAATGCTTCACCATCTTTATTTAATACTGAAGAAACCATTTTATTTAATATCGGTTTATTGCTCATTAGTACCTATCTCCTTCGTCATCTTCGTCATGTAACCCTGAATCCTTTTCAGTCTTCATTTGACCATCAATAAGTTTAACATCTTCTTCACTTTGTCTTAATATGTTTTTTCGTACCCACTCTATAGAGTAGTACTTACCTATGTATTCATTTACTTGACTCAACATATCTAATCTTTCTTTTAATATTTCGCCTTCTTTTAATTCTGAAAAGTATGAGTCCTTTAACCACCGATATGTGACATTTTCTTTGATATTAACCCAATCCTCTTCTGTTATAATTCCTTTAAGAACCAACTGAGTTCTTAAAAGTTGATTAAACAAATCAGAAAAACGATTCCGTAAACGGTCAATGAATTTAAAAAACTTCAATTCATCACGAGTAATTTCTGCACTTCTTCCCATATTGAAACCATTTTCTGCTTCTAAACGACTGCTTGGAACATTTAACGAACCATATAGTTTCTTTTTAAAGTATTCCACATCTTCCATTTCACCAAGATTTTGTCCACCATCAAGTGTGGAGATTTCTGTTCCTCGTCCACCTTCTCGTCTTGGTAACCAATAATCTTCAAGCATAGACATATGGCGTTTATCATCACGAATTTCACCAGTGCTTGCATCGTATACTAATTTATTTCGATATCGATTCATAATATCACGAAGGTATTGCTCTGCTTTATTCTTTGGTAGATTACCAACATCAATATAAAATATTCTTCGTTCTGGCGCACGAGAGATACGGTAAATTACTACTGCATCTTCAATCATTCGTAATTGATTTAATGGTTTAATTGCTTTTTGTAAAAACCCAAATACTCTTTTTCGTGTAGCATCAAACATTCCAGAATGAACATAGCATATAGAATCTGGAGCAACTTTAATACCCTCAGTTGCTATTGCATTTCTGTCTATTTCGTTATAAATATAAAATTCTTCAACATTATCCACAACATCAAATCTGGATATCCCCTGCCCCTTTGGTTTCTTTTCTACCTTCTTTACTTTTCTAATTCTAGTAGGGTCGATGGTTCGAAGTTCTTGTATTCCTTTTTTAGAAGAACTGTCATCAATCATTATGTGATAATATATCCTACTATCAACATACCACCTTCTAAATATATCGTATCCCTTTTCTTTAAACTTTAATAATCGTAAAACTTCGTCAAATTCTGTTTGTATTTTACTTTTAATAGATTCTGAATAATCCACATCATCAAGTATAATTTCTACAGGACTTCTTTTTTCGTCATAAACAATAGCATCATTTACAATATCATCTACTGCAATTTCAACTTCGGGATGTAATGACATATCCCGATACTTGTTTATTAAGTCGATATCACTTTTAATTGACCCATCAAAGTCAATATAAGAACCGTAGAAACCACCGCCTTCTACGATTGTTGCACCATCATCCATATCGGGTGGTACAAATGATTTTAAATTAGTAGAACCAGAAGAATTTTCTTGTGGTCTTGGTGGTATCTTTCCTTTTCTTCCTATCGAAAATCCAAATAAATCAATTGGCATAACACAGTCCCTTCATAATAATAATAAAACTCCAATTAAGTTGATGTAAATTTGTTGCCCAGACCATTTACATCACCGTCCGTAGGATACACACCACTTGCTACACCTTTCGCTGTCCAGTATGTATATTGTAGTGTTACAGTAAATTCGTGTATACTGTCTGTTGTTTCAAAGTTTACATCCATTGCTGAGATTTCTGAAGGCCAGCAATGTATCATTCTATAAGATTTAAGAACACTACCATCTCTTGCTAGTTGATTAATGTCCCAATCTTCATAGAGTGAACCACTACCTGGCTGATGAGAAGAATCTAAACCTATATTTCCTGCATGCGAATTAATTCTACTAGACCATTTTTCAAATTTATCACGGATATCAAATTTTCCGTCAGCAATAACTGTAAGTGTCCATTCTGCAAAGGTTCTATCTCCGGGAACTTTAATCTTTCTTCCACGATATGGAACTTCAATCAAACCAACACTTGAAGCAGGAAGTTGTGCGGCTTTTACCATAAATGGAATTTTTTGGTCTGCTTGTCCTCCGATTGAACCACTGACTTCAAATAGGTGAGGTCTTACTCCCCCACCGATTAGTTTTGCTGAAAAGTCATTTACATTCATTTCTTTTAACTCCTTAAAGTTTTTCTTTCTCTTATATGTAGCATGGACCCCGAAGGGTCCAGACTACAAAATATCTATTATCCACCAACTTCGTTAAAATCTACACCTGTTGGGGTTGCAATAAAGTTCAAAGTAATGTAATTGATTGCTCTCGCTGGTTTAATATAAATGTCTGCAACAAATTCATTTCTGTCTATGACACTACCTGTGTTATTACTTTCATCGCATACAACCTTAAAGTCGAAGATACCTCTTCGTGATTGTATATCTCTCAAGAAAGGAATAACCATATTCCTGAACTGTGACCTTGTGAACTCATCATTGAATTCAAAGAGTTGGAATTTTGAGGCAGTTGCAATTGCTTTTTCAAGAACAATGAAGAGTCGTCTTACATTAATTCTATCAAACGCACTTGGTTTACTTTGTAGTGTCTTATCTCCGTAGAGTACTACACCTTCGCCTGGGAAGGAAACCACTGGGTTGATTTGGTCAACATAAAGGTCATCTCTATGTGCTTTCTTTGGATTTAGTCCAAGTTTTACAACACCCTTGACTTGTCCACGATTGAATCCCGCAGGTGAGAACCAAGCATCTTGTTCTACTTCTGCTCTTGCAACAAGTCCTGCAATGTCACCGTTCAGTGGAATGTATCGATAGACATCGTTGTACCTGTCGTATTGATATTTAAATCCACTGTCAAGAACTGCATAAGAACTAGACTTGTTCAATACATTATTTCTATAATTCTTCACATTTTCAACTGCTTGACTTGGTGTCTTATTTTCTACAAGACTTGCGGCGTCTGCACCTGTTGAACCTGATGTTGGTGATATAAATGCAACACAGTCCTTACGAGTGTCACACAAATCAATCAACAATCTTTGTAGTGTTGAGTTTGCATCACCTGAAAGAACTAGAGATACATCAACTGCTTCAGCATCTTCAAACTCTGCATATCCTTTACTGTATCGGTCACCAAACGAAGGAACTCCGTCTTGACCTGCTGAAAGTTCAAATACTGCGGCTTGTGTTTGTACTCCACTAGTACCACCACTACCAAGAGTCGCACCAGCGGCGATTCCTGGCCACTGAGAAGCAATTTCGGAAAATGATGTATCTTGCTTTGTGGTGCTTGTGGTCATTCCACTCATATCAGCACCCGCCCAAACATATAATGATTGCTCGTTAATGACATCTTTCCAGAAGTTACCAGAACCATTACTATTTTTAGCATCTGTTGCTTTTGAAACATTTTCAAATATTTCTAGAACTGTACCTTTTGTTCCTGTCCATTCACCGTCTTGGTCTACAACAGCAATATTCATTGCATCGTTTGTACCACCGTGTGCTACAACATCTTCTGTTGAAGTTGGATGTTGAGTAAAGATATCAGAGTATTGTTTGATGACACCAAAAGTTGAACCTGCTGTGATTGTATCACGAATTGGGGTTTTAAAGGTTATTAATTGTGTGTTGTCCTGACTTTCAGTTGCCCAACCATTTTTCAACTCTACGATAACTTTACCACCATTTTGTGAACCCCAGAATACAACCTTATCTCCTGTAGCGGCAAATGGTGCGCCAAGTGTTTTTCCTGATTGCATCGTAAATCCTAAAGCACCTGCATTGATTGCATTTGTCGTTGCTAGTTGCGCTGTCGAACCAGATGCACCACTTGGACCTGCGGTATAAATAACTGCGGCAGTTCCACCTCGATGAATTCCTGCATCATCAAATACATGTACAGAAAGACTGTCACCTAATGTTCCAGGATATTTTGCAAGAAATTCACTTCCTGTGGTAGATTTTACACTACCGACCCAGTGTGTTTCATTCTTTACAAGTTCACCGAGGGCCCTCGAAGATGAATTCAGTGCTGTGGATGTATTAACAACACGAACAACCTGAAGGTTGTTTGAATATGCTAGATAATTTGCACAGGTAAAAAATGAATTTGCATATGTGTTATCTGGTTTCCAGAATGTGTTTACTAGGTCGTTTTCTGAAGTGATATTTGTTCGCACTTCAACAGGACCCCACTTAAATGGTCCAGCAAATGCGGCTTGTGTTGTTGCTACTGCTGGAACAATTGTAGTAAGGTCTTTCTCTACAACATTTACACCAGGGCTTACTTGAAATCCCATTATGATTCTCCTTGATACTTCTAAATCGTCTGTTTATATCTCTAAATCAATACAAAAAAGATTTGTCTATTGTTATTTGTCTGAAGATATTTATAAAAATCCATAATTAGGACTATTATCGTCATCTACTGAAAACCAAACATTTCCTTCGCTATCAACTTCGTAATTGTCTTTGTTTCCATCATCTATAAACCCAAATGGCGTCATGTCTTGCTCCAGTTGGTCTATCTGGTCTTTATATAAAGTTTTTCTAATATCAACATTTAAAAGTTCTTTAAAGTATGGTTGAGTGGTAATCCAAGAAAAAAGAACTAATGTCATAACCAAATCATCATTATGTCCCTCATCTGCTTCATATGATTGCCTCTTTGCAACAAATGATGTCAATTCACTTACCGCATCAAAATCTTCTACTATTAATTTATCTTCTTCAATTAAACTTTTCAGATTAGAACATCCTACCTTCTTAACAGCAACCGTTGTCCTCATTCCAATCTGAGAACCCCCCTTACCAAATCCCCCATCTAAGCACTGCCCTTTTCTTCCTCTAACTGTGGTTGTCATTAAATTATCGTATTCCATATCGTGATGAAGAATATCACAAACCTGTCCCCCGATGTCGTTGACTTCAACCATAACATAGGCAGTATTATATTGTTTTGCCACAGCACAAACTGGTGTTGGTAATATCATAGGAGATATCTGATTATTTCTATATGTCGCAACAACTTTGTATGGAGTATCTGTAACATCTATAACTGTAAATGCGTGGTAGTCTTTTCCCTGACCACGAGATACATCTACACACATTACATAAATATGGTCTTTCTTTGGTTCTTCATATACTTTCAACCCTTCATCATTCTTATATGTCGGTGTTTTATATGTCAGACATTTTAGTTTATGAGAAGAAATAAGTGTAGCACTTGAACCAATAAAGTCACATTCAAATTCTGTAAGAAACTGGTCTTCAGAAGTATTTGCTATAGTTTGCTTTTTCCATTTATCATCTCTACCTGGCACTTGACTCCAGTGAACTTCAATTGGAACATATTCGTTTCGTCCTTCTTGTGCATCTACCCAGAATCGATAGAACATATTAAGTCCTTTGGGTGTGGACACAATTAGAACCTTTGTGGTTTGACCAGATGAAATTGTAGGATACACTGAACTAAAGAACTCTTCTGCAACACCTGGCGGAACATATGCAAATTCATCTAAGAAAATCATATTGAACGAACCACCCCGAACTGCACTCGATGAAGTGGCGGATGCGAGAATCTTTGAACCATTTTCTAATTCGATAGACCCCTTGTTCCACTCCACTATACCCTGTTGCATCCATTTTGGGAGGTATTCATACGCTAATTTCAATCTATGAAGCAATTCCCTTGCTGTTGCAAGTTTATTCGCAAGAATTGCAACATTCACATCTTGATTAAATAAAACATAATGTAATAAATATGAAATCATAGTTGTAGATTTGCCAGTTTGTCTAGGAAGTTTGGCAATTACAAATCTATTATTGTGAACCTTTTCTACAATATCTTCCTGAAAATCCCACATATCAAAAGGAACAAGTCCCTCATCAAGAGAAACAATCTTAATATATTTTTTAATAAAATGAACGGGGTCTTTGGAACACTTCAAATATTCTTTTACCTGTTCCTCTGTAAAAGGAACAGACACACCCGATGCTTTTAGATTTTGATTACCAAGATATTTATCAGTTACCATTTTCTTCTACTTCTATATCAATAATATCATCACTCTCAATTCTTCTAGAAGCACTTCTTGATTGGTTTACAAGTTCCTGCAAGTCTTTTGTTGAACCAACATAAATTGCATTATTGGTTGTGGTGTTATTATTTGTGGTGTTATCTTCTTTTCTAATATCTTTCATCTTTTTATGAAGGTCGAGCAAATCTTTATTTGCTTCTGCAACAGTCTTAATCATCTGTGCGGCAACTTCATATGCTCTTGGAGAATCCCCCTCTTGTGCAACTTCAAGAATTCCATCGATTGCTTCATTTCCTTTCGAAATGATAGAATATAAATTGCCACGAACAGATGTATAATCCTTGTCTGCATCATCCGTTTGTTTTACAATCGGTTGTTCTTTGCTTTTTACTATTTCTTTTGTTGGTGCTTCATATTCTAAATCTAAAGCATCACAAATTTTTTCGTCCACTGTTTTCTTTTTCTTTTTCATTATATCACCCTACTATTTATACAGTGTTACCGAGATAGTCTATACCAGGTCCTCCTGTCATACCAGCAGTATATCCTCGAACATATAAGTTATGTGCAAAGTCTGTTGTGTATCCACCTATACCAACACCTGCACCTGTTGCTCCTGCATCGGGTCCTGTTGCAGAAACATCCACACGAGATAATGCGCCGGTTGAACCTGTCGCTCCATATATTCCATAGTCTGGGTCAAGACCTTCAAGATGGAAGAATGTTGTTTGAACTTCACGAACAATGCCTTGGTCTTTTATTGGACCATATACATATGATTTTGCTGTAAAAGATAAAGTAAATGATATACTTCTGCGAACATCGAAATCGCCTTCATAATCTTCTTCTGTGGTGAGTGAAGTTAAAACAATAGGAACATCTATTTTGGTTGCTATATCTGTTAAGTTTAATGTAACATTAAACTCTGGAGTAAAATATGGAACAATCTGTTCTAATATTTGTAAACCGTCTTCCATATTTCTAACCATTACATAAAGATTAAATTCAAAATTGTAAGGTACTTCAGAAAATGTTCTTCTTACTTTATAATTATTACTACTGTCTTGTAAAAATCTTTTCTGTAGCGTATTTCTTTTTCTGGCATTATCATATGTGATGGATGTCATATCAAATCCCAAACGAGGAAGTGTCATTCTAGATTTAACTTCATCATCACTTATCGAACTTGCTTGATTTGCTCTTACTAGAAACTTCTCTTTTGGACCATATGCTATTGGTATTCTAATTTCTTCTTTTGTTGAACCATCAGGATTTTCCCTAATAATTTTAACATCGTTGAATAACGAACCAAAAGCAATTACCAACTTACGAATAGAACTATGATAAAAAGGACTTCCGAACATTATGAATAACTACCTTCCGAGAATGGGTCTGTATCTGTGAAATCAAATATACTTCCCTTATCTATTTCGAATTCTATCCAAGCATTATCACCCGCATCTCCAGAAGAACCTTGTGGGATTATTACACTCGTGGATGAACTTGAACTGATATCATAATCAGCAGTTGATGTAGAACCTACTACCTGACCAGATGTATCGAAAGTTCCAGAGATAGAAGATATTTGTAGTTCTTTCGTATCTGCTGTCCATCCTGTTGCTACTGCAATGGCAGTTGCTGATGCAAGGTTTGTTCCTTGATATACTGTTTCACCAATATAATAATTTGTTTCGGAACTGTTTAAATCTCCAAGTGTAAGAAGAACTGCGAATTTCTTTCTGTCATCTTCAAGTTTATCAACATCATCGTATCCAGTATCGATTGTTTCTTGACTGTAAGCAAAGAGTTCACAAGAAAGTTTATAGACATAAAGTTTACCGAGTTGGTAAAATGGATTTTCGTGTTCTACGAATTTAATTTCAAACAAACCTTTTGAAAGTGGAAAGTAAATCAAATCACCTTCTCTGGGTCTTGTTATATTCTCATCGTGTCCGAATGTTTCTTCAAATCTTTTCTTAGATACAACCAAGTCTATAGAATCCCTAATTTCAAGACCAAACTTAGAAATGAAATCACCCTCTCCTTGAAATCCATCAACAGTATCAATATACATTTCAATTGTATTTGCTTCTGTAAACTTTGAAAGAACATCTTCTCCAAATAGTGTATCTCTGTCTACAGTGACACGAGGAATATAAACCATATCGTGACCATAAATCTGAATCGATTCTATTGTTAAATCGCTTATGAGATTATTCTCTACTAATTTTGGTTTAAAATATGGGTTCTTTGCCATCGTTAAAAAATCTCATCTAAATCTTTATTTTTTCCTTGACTATTATTCTCTTTAAGGTTACACTCTCTGTGTGCCCGGGAAAAGAGATATTATATTATCCTACATTAAAATCTATTGGTAACTCATAACGAAGTTGAACTTCTTCTTCTATCTTTTCAATCTCTGATTGTGCCTGTTCAAATAATTGAGTTCCATTAAACTGGACACCGCCGGGAAGTTGTATACCCTCAAATTTTGAAAGATTTGAACCCCACTGTCTTTTTATAATTGCAGTATAATATTTTTTCAAAAGAATATCGTCATATATTTCTGTATAGACTTCTGGGTCTATTTTGGCATAACATTCAAAAACAAGATAATCATCTGCCGAAATATCTTCATCCCAATTCATATCAACATACAATCTATTTTTAACTCGACTAAATCGAATCATTTTTTCTGGGTCAAGAAATTGTTGAATCATAGAAAGATGTCTTTTTGTGATATCATAATTTGCTAGATTTCCCATACCTGTTCGTATTCCATAAAAATCATTTAATGCCATTTGATATCTTACATCAAAAAGATTTACACTACTTTCCGAGAATTGAAAGAGTCTTACAACACTTACTATGTTTGTGTCTATATTATCCAGAGAAATATATCCTGCATTCAAGTCTGTCTTGTTTGCATCTATATCTGATTGTGTAACTTGATACTTATAGTACAATCTTTCTACACCATCAAAATGATACTCCGCAAAAAACTGCAAAGCATCGTCCATTCTATCTTCAAGTTGAGAATCATCGACATTGATATCGATTACAGGAGAACCCAATCTCCGTAGAGCGTATTCTTTAAGTTGTTCCCTCGATGCTGGTTTCGCCATCTTCTATGCTCCTATTTCGTTTATGTTTCCTCTTATATGTATAACTTCTGGAGCATTTTCGAATATTTGTGCCTTTTGGTTTTGCTCTTTTCTTTGTGTTAACGAGTTTTTTATGAATTTTCTTTTTCAATATCAGATTTCCGTCCTGTAGACTTAATGTTTTTTATTCTTTTCTTTTCTCTTTCTTCTGACAGTCTTTGTTCTTCTTCCAACATTCTTAAATCATTAATTCGTGCAATATATCTATCTCCGTCCATCCAGTTCAATGGTTGTCGGATTTGTCTTTTTCCATTTGTGGTATAATGTTTTTTACCCTGTTTATATACTCTTCCAATTTCCCTGTCTGAAAGTGTATAATCTGGTTCTAGTAAAGAGAATGTTTTATATTTAAAAGATTCTCCATTTATAATAATTTTATTGCCATTATGAATAAATGTACCCATACTACCCTATTACTTGTTGCCGCCACCACCAACTATATAATTAAAACCACCACCAATAATATTAGATAATCCAGACTTATCTGATTGTCGGTTTGCATACGATATAGCATTATTTTTAGAATCTTTTTGTTTCACTACTCTAGAATCACCTTTACCACCTGCATCTGCTAAATCTTTAAAGTCTGTCACTGCATTAATATTATTTTCAACTTCAGTCTGCGAGGATTGCCTTTCTTGATAGAAAACTGAAACATCTCTAAACAAATATGTCACATCCTGTGGACGGAATTCTTGAGCAACTCCGTCTTGACCAACAATAACCGTTGCTCCTGTATGTCCTGCTTCAATAGCGGATGCTTGACCTGCTAATACTGAATATGATGCTGGTGACAAATTAAATGTGAAGATATCGAAATACCCACCAGATACACCCGCACCACTATTTCCTGATGCACCAGAACCTCCTGCTTGGTTTGCGGTATTACCACCAGAAACTCCAAACAAGAAGTTTAAATTATTTGGGTTTGCTGTAGAACCAGAAACACCGAGTGCAAGGTCTGTTTTAAAATCATCTTGTGAATTTGATATTGCTATTATTTTTGATGCAGTAATTCCTAGAACATCAAGAAACGGAATATATGAAACTGCATATGATGCCATACTTCCTGAGAATCCTCCTGTTCCACCAATACCTGCACCAGTAGCACCACCTGTTCCACCAGTACCAGAGAATCCATAAACAAAACCATAATCTGTGCTGAATCCAGTTGCAGCCCCTGTTGTTCCTATGTTTGAAACAGTAAGACGAATACCTGTATCACTCGCAGTACTTCCCGATTGTCCACCACTGAACCAACCTGTTGCTCTTCCTGTTACAATATTAAATCCTCGTTCTACAAAATTACTACAACCACTCCTACCGTGCATAGGAATTAAAAGTTTTGTAAAGTTTACATCTCCTGTTCCAATTTCTGCGGGAGTACTAATTTCAGCACCAGACGCCATAGTTCCTGAA